TTAAGGTGAAAACATTACTGCCTGTGGTGTAATAAGCTAGCATTTATCTATGATTTATCTGTTAATATAATAACAACAAAAACTGAAAATGTTTTGTGCATGAAAAAAGGTAACCATTTCTGATTACCTCTTTAAGTTCTTTATGATTAAAGGTTAGAAGCTATTAAGCTACTGAACCATAAACAATTGTTGGTGCTGCAATACTCGCAAACGCACTACCTGTAGTAGAACCAGAGATAAATGATGCTGGTAATTGTTCAATTCCAGTCATTGAAATTGAATAACCATATAGGTCACCCAATCCTCCGCCTGTTTGAATAGTACCCGCAGTCAAATCTGCTCCTTGTGTTTCACCTACTAATAATGCATCTCCGTTATTCGTCCAAACAATAATCTGAGGTCTTCCATAAGCCATTAACTTTAACTGTGTTGTCATCTCATTAGTTAACTTCTTTAAGTTCAATACCACTTCTTGTGAAAAGAATGTAGTACCATTATCTCTAGATGAGTTTACAGTTTCAGTATATGCTGATGTTCCTTTTAATTCATAAAAATACGCTGTTGTTGCTGCTGGTAGGGCAGTTACCTGTCCACTTGCGTTCTTTGTAAAAGATGATGTAGTGTAGTTGATGAAGTAAACTCCTTTCAAACCACCGATACTCTCTTTACAAACTTCGTTTCTTCCAGCTGATAAATTACAAGGCATCTATATTAAATTTATTTGTTTGTTTATATAACTTATTAAAGAGTGAGGATTACTCCCCACTCTAAAGATTTTTATTAGTAAGCTCCGTAGTAAACGATGTCTTGTCCGATACCGAATTGAGTACCAGCAGTGTATCTCATAATTACTCTGTAATTTTGAGAACCATCCAAGTCAGCCATGTCTAATACTTTAACTTCATTATGGTCAGATAATAAACCTGTACCGAAGAATAAGTTAGATTTTTGTGCTGCTACGATTTTGTTGTCAGATAAACCAGGACAAAGAACGATTTCAATACCGTTGAAGTTGAATGGTTTCTCACCAACGTTCATTGTATTGTTCCATCCGTTTGCTCCTACTGCTCCACCTGCTAATGCTTGTTGATAAGCCTTACCTACGTTAGTTGAAACGTAAAGTAAAACATCTTCCTTACCATATACTGCTGTAGGGATAGAGTTAACTACTGAATCTAATTTAGATAATACGTTAGCTGAAGTTACTGAACCAGAAATCGCACCTGTGTGTGATGTTGGTGAAGAAGCTCCTGCTGCGATTACTGAAGTAGAAGAAGATAACGCTACTGATGCAGAGAATGCTGCTTGGAAACCACCGAATTGTCCGTTAGTTGCCGCAACACCTTGCCAAATAGAAGTTTCAGTTGATTGTGCTACGAATCCACCAACATAAGAGATTAAATAATCGTTGAAGTTAGCAGGGATTGTATCAAATGCTGAATACCCTAATTGTAATGCTTCCCAAGAATCTACGAACTCTTGCTTACATAAGCTCAAGTTAACTTGCAATTCTTTTGGTTCTAAAATTCTTTCAGTTAATGCTACTGAACCTGTTGTAGTGAAATCACAAGTTGCGTTAGAAACGATGTCTGCTAACTGAACTTTTTGGATTACACTCTTAAACTTTACATTCGGCATAATGGTAACATATCTGTTATCCAAAGTTTTTGCAGAAAGTAAAGCCGCGCTGATATACTTACCAGCGAACTCACCAGCATAAGTTGTAGTTATTGCTGGTTGCCCTGTTGTGAAATTTTGTTGTTTTCTCATTTTTAAATGATTTTATTTTTTTTAGTTGTATAATTTAGATAAGAACGAACCTTGTAAGTTCACTTCCTTATTTTTATTTTTTGGTTTTGCGATAGAGAACTTTTGCTCTTCAATTGGAGCTCCGTCTAATTTAGGAGTTTTGTCTTCTTCCATTACTTCTTCTGTTTCGGCAACTTCTTCAATTGCTTCCATCTTAGCGATTCTCTTTTCCATTTCTTCAATTCTGTAAGCCATATCTTCATACATCTTCTTCATATCAAATGGAGAACCTTCCTCACCAGCTAATGGTTCAGCTTCTTCTTCAATGCCATCACCTGAAGGTAATTCCTCAGCTAATTCTTTTACTTTGTTAGCTTCAGGCTCCATAGTTGCAGAAGGGATAGGTTTAACCGGCTCCATTTCCATTTCTATGTTTTCTCTTTCTGTGATAACACCATCTTTAGTGATAACTTTGAAAGGAACTTCGTTACCTTCTGTATCTTTTAATACTAAATCATGTGTACCATCTGGTGCAGGAGCTTTACTTCCATCTTCAGATATTACTTCTACTGCTTCACCCACATCAAATGTAGGAGATTCAACGATAGTTCCATCAGCCAATCTTGCGTATGTCATCTCTACTTCTTCCTTTTTAGTTAAGGAAAGCATTGATACTATACGGTCTAATACTTGTTTTGAGTTCATAATAGTTTATTTTTTCTATTGTTTAATTATAATAACAAATTTTTTTATATTTGTATCAGTTTTTTTTAATTTGTGAATGATGCAGAGTATAAATTGTATAAATTACTTATTTCTGTACTCTCCAATACTCTTTTATAAAATTGAACTGCACCTATACTGCCTGATAATGGTTGTATAGGATTTTCTATAGGGTTATCATTAGTTCTAGCGCCTATAAATGTATTTTCAGTATTATCTAAGTTAGTTATAGAACCTGCTCCTGTAGAATCTCTTACGATTAAAGGAACTGAACCCGATATACCATTTATGTATAAATTGATTCCATCAGCTAACGCACTTCCATCATAAGTTGCAGTTAATCCGTACCATTGATTTGCGTTTAACGAACCTGAGGTTTGTTTTATCAATCTCCCAGCTCCATCTTGAAATAAATCTAATCCAAAACATCCATTATCACCAGATGGTGGACCTATTTGAGTGAATCCCATAGCATATCCTGTGAATGAGTCTGGGAAACTTTGTTTAGAAAATACTTGAGATACCGTATTGATGTTACGGCTTCTAACCATAGCAAAAATACTAAATGGCCCACTACCAACATTAAATACAGATTGATTTGAATTAACAGCGTAACCTAATTCAGAATTTAATTGTATTGCATTATTAGAGTAAGTGAATGAACCTGATAAAGTAAAATTATTACCCCTTCCGCTTATATCGGTCCACAATGTACCAGTGCCTGGATAAGATGATGCAGTAGCTGGATTTAATTCTAATTCTAATATACCTAAATTTGGATTACCAAAAACTATTTCACTGCCTCTATATATTGATGCTATGTTACCAGTTCCAATGGTTAAGTCTGATATTAGTGTATTTCCTAAATAAATTGCCATATTATGAGAATGTAAGGGTTGATGATGATAGGAATGTATGTGATTTATAGTTTACTGAACCTGATGTATATGTTGCTTCAATACCACCTGTAATAGTAAACGAACCAGTATTGATATATGCAATTACTATAATACCACTACCTCCTGCTCCACTTGCTCCGTTGTTAGTTCCATCTATATTTCTGAATGAACCTCCACCACCACCTCCGGTGTTTGCTCCACCTGCAGTGCAGTTTGTATTATTTGTTGGTCCACCTCCGTTACCACCACCACCTGGTCCACCTAATCCTGCAGCTGTTGCTTGAGCGTATGTTCCAGCTCCACCGCCACCACCGTAGAATACAGATGAACCTGCTCTTATTGTAAATGCAGACCCACTTCCTCCAGCTCCACCTCTACCATTTGGATATGAACCATTTGGTGCAAAGCCTGCTTGGCCTTTACCACCACCACCGCCACCACATGCAGTTCCACTTGCTCCTCCACCACCATTGTTTCCTTGTAGTGAACTGATAGTTAAACCATTTGTAGTATTGTTATCGGATTGACCTCCACCTGAACCTCCGTTATTTCTAGCTGCATTAAATGCTTGGTCGTATCCAACTCCTCCTCCACCTCCACTAGCAGAAACAATAACACCACTTCCTGTGAATGATGAATCCTGACCTTTTCTACCTGCAGGAGCTGCTGAATTGTTAGAACCTGTTCCGGCTGCACCACTACCTACGTTTACAGCGTAAGTACCAGGTGTTAAAGATAATGATGATGAATAAACAACACCACCTGCTCCTCCGCCTCCACCTGTTCCACATCCTCCACTACCTCCACCTGCAACAACTAATGCCATTACGCTAATCGGGCCTGATGATACGGCAGTTGCTTGTTGTCTAAAACTAAATGGTGTAAAAATCATTATATTAAATTTTTAACGTTAGCCAAATACAATGCTGTTGTATCAAATGAAATAAGTGTTATCACATCTATACCTGTTGTTGAAGTAGGTGTATATGCGCTTCCGCTTATTTGTTTAACTGATGATGGGAATGTTACCGTTCCACTACCAGTCGTATTCAATCTTATATTCACTGTCTGACCAGGTCTTATATTTGTTGGGTTTATGTTTGTCGCTACTCCACCTACTAATTGTAATGTGAAGAAGTTTCCTAATGAAAGGTCTAATGATGCAGTATTAGAAGATATACTCAATGCTATAACATCACCTAATACTGAACCGCTTATAGTTTGTCCAGCTTTAAACACATTACTTCCTGTAGTAGCAAACGATGAAGTTTGTGCAGTTGTTACATAAGGTTCTGAACCTTCAATAAGGTATAATGTATTTGGATTAGGAGTGATAACATTAAATGATGCACTTCCAATGTTTACTATATTTCTAATTGCATTTGATGCAGTATAGAAAGAACCTAAGTTGCCAACTAAACTACCACTTAAACTACCACTTCTTATTGTTGGTAATGAACCTGTTATTGATACTCCCCTAGATGAACTAATAGATGCAATATCTGTGTTGTTTTCCACAAATAAACTACCGCTACCAATTCCTCCATCTGTTCCACTAACGATAAGGTCTTTAATGATTGCAGTACCATTGATTCTTAAAGCAGAAGATGTGATTGGTAAGTTACTATAGAATGAACCACTACCTTGCGGTGTAGTTAATTCAAACGAGCCACTTCTAATTGATACTACAGGTTGGTTTAAAGGTCCAACTATTACCATCGGTCCAAATGAACCGGTTGATGATATATTATGTGCTACGTTTGTTCCTATTCTAATCAATCCTGCCGCTATACTCGCAGTACCTGCTGCATTGTTTGATGCTAGATTACCAACATTGATACTTAAAGTTGCAGACCCGCTAGATGCAGTTTCTACAATTTGTGATGTGAAAGCAGAACTTCCTGTAGCCCACACTGCATTTACTTGTGTATTCACAACTGAGCCAGATAATCCTAAAGATGTGTGTCTGTTTACACCTGTAGTAATTCTACTTAATAATCTATCTCCACTTGTATCACTACTTCCACTAAATGTTTGTAATCTTATTGCTGTTAAGTCTCCTGTCGGTCCAGCTGCTTGGCGTGTTAAATCTAATGATGTTACTATCGCACTTGCAGTAGTATCTAATACTGTCTTAATGTTTGTTGTACCAGGACTTCCTAAAGCAGGAGGGTCTACTTCTAAA